CATTTTCGGTTTATAATCGCAAAATCGAATTGTGCACAAATATAAATCGAATTGTTCAAAAAAATCCGCACACACTATAAAGGCGAGGCCATCAGCCCCGCCTTTATTATTATAGCTTCTTGTCATAAGTCGCATACTCATGCACTTGAGGTATGCGCCGGATATAACCACGTTCTATCTCCTCCAGCACCCGGTCAAGTGTCCTGACCATTGCCGGGATAATGTGCTGGTCATAAAACTCACGCGGCCTTTGTGTATGATTAATACCAATAATCTCCTGCTCACAAATGTCACCGCTATCAATTCCGGAGCTGGCCCAAAACCAGGTAGCCGCGGTAATTGGCTCTTTGCGATTGTAGGCAAACTTAATGGCGCTAGCTCCTTGCCCATATGGCAGCGGCGACGGGTGGAAAATAAGCGTTCCAAGTTCTGGCTCATTTATTTCTGAAAGTGCCAAAATTCGATGTAAAAGCGGTGCAATTGCAAGATGTGGCCTGTCAGTAGTTACATAGTGATTACGTTCTACAATCAGATAGTGGCATGCCACATAAGCGGGTGTGCCAGGCTCTCCTAATATATTTATTCTCATGGTACACCTCCTATATATTTAAAGCCCTGCACCGCCCTAAAATGGCCACCGTATCCCGCACCCCTAACTACCTCTCCCTTTCGTTTAGCTGACCGGCCGAGCGATGAATGGCTCCTGGTCTTATTATCTCCATATAGCTTCGCGCTAACCTGAACCCATTTTTTTGAATGCCTAAGCGCCCCACACAATTGGGGGTGGCTTGTATGAAAGAATGTTGGAAGCTCTTTCCCACATCTTCCACGTCCGCGAAGGTGATACTCACAAACAGCATTTAGAAATTTAGTACCAACACCGATTCCCTGCCACTCCGGCATTACAACCAGGCGTGTGGCTCTGTAGGCATTGGCCGTGAATAAAGGGCATACTGCTAAATGAGCGACCGGCTCACCATCAATAATACCAACGAAGTACTCACCGGCGACTGGGAGTGGCAAATCTAAATAATAATGCGGCTTAAAATGTCGGAATACACTTCCCGAGACTTTATAAATCTGAAGGTCGAGTCTTGAGCGTTGCCAAAGACATCCGCGAGCGAATCGCGCCTCATCCGTTAGGTAGATCCAGTCTGGCTGAAGCCACTCGATAATATCATGATGGCACGATAATAGCACTACCTGTCCCGATCCCTTACGCCATGACTTGGCAAAAGCCTCGGCACCTACTTTTGCGATCTGCCTGTCAATAACACTGGTGAATTCATCAATCACCACATACTCCGGACGATCACAAATTAGCCTGGCTAAACCGGCTCGAAACTTTTCTCCATTGCTCAACACATGAAACGGCCTGAGCCATGCCGGAACGTCTCCCAGGCCTACGGCTGATAAGGCACCTGTCACCTGGTTAAAATCCCCGCTGGGAGCGATACAATCAACAATGGGCTTTGCCCCGTCCCACCCTGCGTAAAGGTCATGAATAGGCTCGTTAAAAATCTTTGACCCGAGGCTCGTTTTACCTGAGCCGGATGGGCCAACGATTAGACCAACCTTCCAATCCATTTCCTCTATTGGAAGCTCGGCAACATGTTCCCAGTTACATCCATTCTCCGCGTTGAACAGGCTTTTCACCCGCATTGCTCTGTAGCTATCATAGTCACTACACCTGTGTTTTACCTCAATTCTCATACACAAACAATTTTACATTTAAAGCCCTCCGAGCGGAGGCGCTCATAAACAGCCTCCTGCTCTGCCTCATCCATGCAGATTACAATAACGCCGTACTGCTGACGGTAATTGAACTTTTTTTCCATTTTAAAAACCAATTAATTAATAATTAAACTCTATTTTTACAGCCTCACATAGTACAAAATGAAATGCGGCTCAGCACACTGAAGACATTAAGCCTCCGGTTTGCGCTGAACCGCATTTTTGTTAGTACTATGTGAGAATTCTACTAACTGCCGGGGGCTTTTTTATCTCCCCCCTTATTGGACTTTTTTTTATTTTTTCGACTTCTCCTGACTTTTTGCCTCTCTGATTTTAAGGGCCAGATTCACGTTGGTGGCGTTAATCTTTTTATCCTTATCCTTCTGGAGAAAATCCGAATAAAGAAGCTCAAACTCTTCGTTCGAAAGCTCAATCTCTTTTTCGAATTCGGTTTCGGGATCAATTTTGCCTTGATAAATCGGGTCGAAACGTAGGTCTTTGCGATCGTCTTTGGTTACAAATGTTTTGTCGAGGACCGCCTTCCCGATAATCTGTTCCGACAAACTTCCCTCTTTGGGTAAAAACTGCGCGATGCTCAAACGCTCTTCGATGTTCAATTTCAAATTCATAACTTAAATTTTTGAGATAAATGATTAAACTGGATTAATAATTAATTCGATTTCGGTTTCAATCTCCGAAACAATGTCCTGTACATCTGCCAGGCTTTTGCTCCCCGAGATGTTAATGTTCTTGCCGCCGGAAGCATTGTAATTCATATTCACGCTTGCCACCGGCATGGCTGGCAAAGTAACCCCCTCCGCTGTGGTTGCGGTCGTACTCATAAACTGAGCCGAAGCGTTTACATTTGTCGGATTTTGGCCAACGGCAGCTTCGTAATTGATGTTTACGTTTGCGCCCCCAATCTTCCCCGTAATTTCGGTGCGAAGAGTTTCTTTTTTAACTCGATTTTCCATAACTAAAAATTTAAAATATTGATAATTAATAATATTGCTTTTCTTCAAATACAATAATTCCATCTATAACCTGATAAATAATTGGCAAACCATCTAAACTACCCATATATACATAGTAACCATCTGGTACAACTGTTTCACCTAATGAATCAGCATATATAACATCATCTACTTCCCATGTAAGTCCATAACCAGTTAAATTATTTGTTTCCCAACGTGCACTATCTGTATAGAAATTAAATGCGGCTTCTACTGCCAATTCATATGTAGTAAGTACTGTACTATTTTCTGCGTTCCATAATAGACGAAATGTCTTAGCGGGATTAGTAGCTTTCTCCCAAACAAGAGTACTACCTAAATATACTTTTGCCATCTTAACACCACCAACATTTACTTCCGATTGATTATTACCACTTCCAATTCGTATAGGCATATTATTCAGGTATAAAGTAAAGTGTGTTTGAATCATAACTGCCAAGAGCATCATAAGCCGCTTGTGTACCAGACCAGAACGACTTAGTAGCAATACTGCCTAAACCTAAAGACGTTCTACCTGTTGCAGCAGTTAATCCAGTGCTACCACCGTCCCATTTATTTCTATCAGTATAAGCCGTATTCCAATTAGCAGAATTATCGGTAATTGATGTACCCCAAGCACTTCCAGTTGAAATGGCAATACCTGCTGTAGATGGAACAGAACCTCCACCAGAAGCAGTAACTACTCCATTAGCATCAATACTTAAACCTGTTCCAATTTTGATACCGCCCAGTACAGTACTCGAAGCTGTTGGGAGATTATATGTAGAAGGTATATCATTTATACAAGCAAGTGTTTGACCACTTTTATTGAGCGGTAAATAAAGTATTTGCGGTCCTGATATAGTACCTGAATTATATAAAGCGACATAATTAGAAGTACTTAAATTACCAATATACAACATTGCTGCACCTACATAATATGCAGACAAACCGTCCATACCGGCACTATAATAACTATGACCATGATTACCATAAGCAGCAGTTGTCCCACTAGTACCAAATCCAGGAAATGAAGTTAATCCGTTCCATGTTGAAATATTGGCAGTAGTAGGTATAGCATAGCCGGTTGTCAGACTAATTGCAAAAGTACCTGATGTAGTAATCGGAGAACCTGTTACAGATAATCCAGTTGGAACTGATAAAGCAACCGATGTAACTGTTCCGGTATTGGATGTATATCCATTAGGATTAGTCGCATTATAAGGAGTAAACCCTAAAGCAGTTGTAACCATACCACTGGTAATACCTGTGATGTATCCCTGAGAAGTCCACGGAGTACCAGTTACAGGTGTAAAACCTAAAGCAGTTGTAACTTGTGCAGAAGTAATGCCTGTTAAATACCCTAGCGATGTCCATGGAGTTCCAGTAACAAATGAACCATAATTGCCCAAGTCGTTTGTAAATTGACTTAATGCAGTGGGTTTATTAGCAATACTTGAACCGCCTGATGTAACGTTCCAATCAATATACTGAGCTGAAAGTCCGGTAGCAGTTCCTGCTGATATTGCCGCCCATGCGCCTGAACCATCAGAGGATGTACATTTCCAAAAATATCCATCAGTTGCTCCCGTGGTAAGTTTTGCCGTTGTTGCTGAAAGAGTGCCGTAAACTCCAAATCCTCCACTACCTAAAGAAGTTACTATATTTCCTCCAATGTATGAAAATACAGCTGATTCTGACATTATAACTAAAGGTGCATTATAACTACGAAGATAATTATAATCTGCTGAATATGATTCAAGTGCTAGAATACGTGTACCTCCAATAGTTTTAATTATTCCGGTTGATTCACCACCAGCAGAAACAATACCATTAAAATATCCTGAACCATTAACAGCAAGTTTATTGTTGGTAATTTCAGTGCCAGAAGCATATCCAACACCCACATTACCAGTGTCAAATATGAAACCGCTTACACCATTATTTGCTTTAAAGTGCAAATGACCATCATTATAACTTCTACCAATATCAAATGATGAAGTACCAACTCCAGAGCCAATCCTAAATTGATATAATCCATCATTAGCAACTTCCAAAGTAGTTTGGGGTGTAATTGAGCCAATTCCAACATTACCATTATACATTGCAGTTATTGAATTAACCCAAGTATGTGAACCTATTACAGTTTTATCTGCAACCTGTAATCTAAAATCACCAACCCCTGTAATAAACCTCGTTCCAAAATAATCAGTAGAAACTCCTGACCATCTGTATTGGTCAAATATAGGATTGTAAGAACCATTATCACCAAAAACATTTCTCCCACCATAGGAAGTATCACTATTCCCACGTATGTCAAGTTTATTTACAGGACCAACTCCAATACCTAAATTGATAAAGTCACCAACAGTTAAATTAGTCCCATCATCGTATAGTTTGCTATTACCTAAACTTGCACCTCCTGTCAACCATTTAGGTAGATATCCGGCAGTACCTGTACCAGTTATGGGATTAGTAAGATTACCAGAATGATATACTTTATTCCATGTTGTTGAATTATAAACTCTTGAATAAATATCTCCATCTGCATTAAATCCAAGTTGAGCAGTACTTATTACTTCAGGATAAGAATCTAAACTAATAGTAAACACTGCATTATGGTTGTTACCATGTGGAAACATATTTGTTGATGCTGATAAAACAGGAATAACAGAAAATTCCCCAGCTGCACCTAGTGTGTTCAAATCACGTGTCTGATACATAGTAGCTTCCTTTAATGAAGCATGAGTATGACTTGTAATATTTCCACTTAATGCAGTTTGATAATTACTAGGTGTAAAATTACCACTATGCCACATACGTCTAGCTGTATTCCAAGTGGACATACCGGTTCTGAAATACAATTCATCACCACTATAATTTATGTGTGCATCACTTATTAACTGCCACGCATTAAGAGAATTATCCAAACCTTTAACAGTTAAAGCTGTCTGCATCCAACCTAACAGTATTGGAATTCCAGCACCATCTATAGCAGAAACTGTATTAGGTAAAAAAGACGTTGGCTGTAAATCCACAGTATCAGATACTCTAGTTATCCCTAAATAATTAGCATTAAGATTACTGACTAAAGTACTACTAGAAACTGTCAAGGGAGCTGTTCCGGTTGCTACAGTTGATTGAAGTGTCGCTCCATATGTCATACCAGAAGAACCTGAATTAGCGTAAGAGTGTATATTACCTAGTGCTTCAATAGCTCCTGAAAACCTAACAGAGTTATTTGGGACAACTTCTCTCAACCATTGAGAACCTATATAAAATTCTGGTGCTGTAACAGTTGAAGAAAAAGTGGCTGTATTGTCAATCTGATTAAGTAAAAGTATATCTGCACCTCCGACTCCATTATAAAAATGCAGTTTATTACTCCCGTAATATAAACCTATTCCAGTACCGTTCCCGTCAAAATAAATATCTGAACCGTTATAAACATTCGATTGAGAACACTGAGCATTTCCAATTGAAAATCTATTAAATGCAGCAGAACCAGTAATATACATATTACCTGTTTGAGCAACGGCATTCTGATTTAAGATAGCAGTAGTACTAACATCTTTGTAGCTTAATAATCCACTTGCATCAGATACAAGTATTTTATCTAAACCCGCACCGGTCGTAACTTTAAGAGTGTTAACTTGGATTTGAGATGCTGAAACATTACCACCAAAATTGATATCCCTAGTGAGTTGATTAATATTAAAAACATAACCACTTGCAGAATACATTTGAAAATCAGTAGCACCATTTGCACCCCATGAAGGTTGTCCCATCCACCAATTTTGAGTGCTATTTGTAGCCCAGGTAATAAGTCCATGGTCTGTATTGCTGAGTCTATTATTGGTAAATCTAGGGGCTGAAACAGTTCTTAATGATTCAAGACCATTACCATTAAAAGAAATAGGTGTAGAAGTTGCACCAAATATCCTTACTCCTCCTGCAAGTTCATTATACTGTAATTCAATATATGCACTTGCTCTATTAATTTGTGCAAGTGCGTGTGTTATATATCCATCTGTAAGAGTTTGAGCTTTTACCTGTCCATCAATCCACATATTAGCAGATACTTGAGCACCTACATTCTGATTTTGTATATAATTGCCACTACCAGATGAAGTTGCATAAACCATAGTATCCAATCCAATAACACCATTTGCATCTGTCCGAAGTAACCCTGCACCATATTTCGGAAACCGGATATAAGCATTACCAACATTTGCAGCAATACCATCACCCAATATAATATCAGTGGTAAAAGTACTTCGACCAAGTAAAGTCTGATATCCTTGTGTCCCTTCAATTCCATGAAAGTCCGGACGTGTTAAATCTAAGCTTCCATCATTACGACTAAATGCAGAACGTAAAGATGTTATGCCATAGAACTGTGCACCAATAGTTGTGCCATCAGCAAATATAGGATAGGCAACACTGCCAACTGTAACCTCCCCAAGTGTCAGCGTTGCCACTCCCCCGGCTTCCGAGTATTTCAGTTTCCCGGTACTACTGGGGATGTATTTCTTTGCCGTATTGTCCCAGTATGGCATCTGGCCGTTGGCTGTTCCAGGGTCGAGCATGGCCCATTTGGTCTGGTCGATCGATAGTTTCACATCACCGGTTCCTGAGTCGGCCCCTGTACTTTCCGTGATCTTAATCCCCGAATTGGCAACCTCAATAATACGGGTAATCACCGCCTGACCAGACGTGGCCACATTCAGGTCAACCCTGCAGATTGACCCGTCGCGAACATCATAACCCCTTAATTGTGTGGCTCCCATAACTTAAAATTAAACTGAGTAACTGACTAAAACTTTATCGGTAATACCTCCTGCGTTCGAGGGTGCGGTAAGAAATTGTATGGTTGTGTTTCCGGCTGATGGTGTAGCTGCCAAAAACAGGTAATCCTCACCAGCTCCTGCGTTGCGCAACAAGCCGTTCAGATACACTTCCTCCGTGCCTGGGATTACCGTTGCTGCAATCACAAAATCGGTATTCGATCCGTTAATATTTCCTGTAGGCGTTGCCCGATAGAATCGTTGTGATTGATTATTACTATTTAATCCAAGCAGGGTTTTAACGTCAGCAACCGATAATATCTCAGGCACACCTGCAGCTGCCGTTTTACGCCCGATAAATGATGCTGTTGCCATATCATTCATCTTAGCAAGCGTCACCGCTTTGTTTCGTATGATTATATCTCCATCAGTGGATGATGAAGCATCACCGTTTCCAGAACGACCATGGTCAGGATGGCTGTAATTATTAGCCCCATCTGCAACGTTAAGCATTGCTCTTACCTGTGCTGCCGATAAATCCTCTGGATCACCGGATGCTGCTGTTGTGCGACCTTTAATGGTCTGAGTAGCCATATTGGCCAGTTTCGCATTGGTTACAGCATCGTTCCTGATAGTGATATCATTATCAGCCGAAGATGTTGCATCGCCTGTCCCGGAACGACCGTGATCGGGATGCACATACTTATTATACAGCGTATCAAAGTATGTTTTTAAAAACGCTTTTAGTGCCGTCAAGGTTGTTTTAAACAGGGTAGTGCCAGTCACCATCCCTATTGCATCCGTATCGGCCAACTGTGCATCGGTTTTGGCAGTTGTCCCTCCAATTGCAGCGCCAACATTCCCGGCATCGGTCACATCGGCCCCGGCTTCAATGCCTCCAAGTTTATCCACTTCATCCTGCGATACGTGGAGAAATTGATTGTCAGCTATTGCGTTGGCCGAACGATCAACCCCTGACATAGCATTATGCGCGGTGAGGTTTACGCTCATTTTCAACCACCTCCCGGCTGTTGCATCATTGGAAATATGCGTAGGACGGATTACCGTATTGTCATTGCTGGCAGCTGTGCTTTGCAAATCGTATTGATACAATCCAAGCGACTCTACCAAAACCATTGTCTTATCCTGTATTTCCACTGCCGGGATGGCTTTCGCTCCTGCCAAATCAGCCACCGCCGGGTGCAGGTCTTTCGACCCAAGCGTTACCGCATTGGTAAGCTGATTCATTGTTACCGCATCCTGAGGATCAATACCGTCAGCAAGGCCAACACCCCTTTTACTGTTGTGCTGTAAATTGTCGTCAATGTGCAACTGTTGACTCGACCTGATTTTTGTTAGTGCCATAACTTACTATTTTTAAATTGTTTTATAAGTGCAAATGAACTTTTCATAGTATAAAGGAGCATAGTTCAAGAGTATCTTTCCGTTGCTCTCTGTATAATCTGCAGACGCGCCGATAAATTGTCTTACACCGTTTCTGGTTAACTGCGTTGTTCCTGGCTTGTAAGGCTTGGAGGTAGTGAATTCAGTGCGAACACCATCGTAATCCTCATTAAATCGGTAATCTGTGATTGTCTCACTCTCTTTTTTCAGTTCTATTTTACTGAACTGATACCTGATCACGTCAATCCCAAAATCAATTTTGTTTGTCCAGCTTCCGACCAGGCTAATTTTAAAGCAATCGAGGGTATCACGACTTGAATTGAAATTTGTCATCTGGATGGCAATCAACTGCCATTGATCATCCTCCGATTTGTACCCGTATTTGTTTGTCGAAGGGGAAACCACACAACTACCGGTTTTTGTTGCCCCGAGGTACGACTCAATAAGCAGCATCGAATTCACCTTCCAGGCTAATGTACTCTTGACAAATAATGACAGCACGCCATCTTTTACACCGACAGGAGTGTCAGTTGCAAAAGTCATCCGGGTATTAAGCGGGGTAAGTGTCGCGACCGGCTTGTTATTCGTAAGAGAGTTATCATCAAAGGAGCGGATTGCCCTGACGCAATAACGGTTATTTTTGTCGCGGGTATAGGCTACACCGTTTGAAAAACTGATACATCTTGCTTTATTCCACCCTGCCTCAGTCGAACTCCAGTAAGTCTTTGTACCAAGGTTGCCAATCTTAAACCGGTGGAAATAAATTAAGGCAAGCTCCAATTCGGAGGGAAGATACCAGTCTGTGTAGTCAGTATCAACTATCAGATCGGCGCAGTATTTTGCAGCAAAATCCTTTGCTGCATCGTTGGCAAGCATCAGGTCGGTATTTGCCTGTCCTGAACCAATTGCGGCATTTGTTGCACCGGTCGTGTAGTTGCTTACCCCTGATAATTTGGAATAAAAAACATCTGCTGCCGTATCATTCTCAGCAACTATTAGCCCTGATTTCCCGGAGGGACTAAGGTGGATAATGATTCCACCACCGTACTTTTCGCCGGGGAAATGAAGAGGCGAGGCTACAACTGTATTAGGTACATTGATGCTCACTTTAATGCGCTTGTCTCCAATCCGGGGACTGTCAGCGGAGTTGAAGGCAACAGAAACGTAAGGGTCAACAGAGGCTGAGTTTACCCATTCTTCAATTACATTTTCATCATATATCCTGGCAATGTTCAAGTCTGAAGGTTCGGTGGATCCGGGACCAACTAGTACTGTCATCACCTCAAGTTGTACTGAATTGAGAATTGTGCTTGTCGGATTAACTGCCGGTATTCCTGTCGCCACGTTCAGATTTCCGAACATGTCAACATAGAAGGTGTCGATCCTTGACAAATTTGGATCAGCAGCCGAAAGGGTAATTTCCTGCGCCTTGGAGGTGTAGGGAACCCCTAATATTTTATATTCAATCTCCGTCGCCTGGTAAGTCAGATCATGATCCCATACAATAGCACCGGAATTAATTTCAGACTTCGCATCAGGGAAAGCATTGAGGTATTTACTGAGCGCGTCATTGTTGGTTGGCAGTCCGGTAAGGTTGCTAAAATCGGAAGGTGAGTTAGCCCCCTTAATCAACGCAAGCAGCTCCAGTGTTGTCTGCCAGTTTAATTTTTGCGTCGACGCGACCGCTGAAGCCGTATTCGTAAGGTCTGTTGAAAGTTTTTCAATTTTGCCGGTCGAAGGTTTTTCGCCAAATTCGATATCATACTTAAACGGCTCATTGATAGTTTGAACAAAACCCAGCACCCGAATTTCGCGATCGACGTTCAATATTGTTGATTGAATTCTTATAACCTGGGCAATTTCAAGTGCAATATGATTATTTTTGAAATAAAGTATATCACACTCCGAATTGAAGGAGTCCCTAATTTTTGAAACTTCTGCCAGATATTCAACTGCTTTCTCTGCGAGCTCCAGTTCCGCCCTGGTTACGTAGGCCTCCGGCATTTTAATGTTGATCAATACGTATTTGTCACCAACAGCCGCGCAAATATTTGCAGTTGGTAGTGTCATCCCATCATATTCGGTAGCAATTATGGTATAAGTCTTGGTCGCTGCATCGTACGTTTGAACTTCAAATTCGTAACCCGCCAGCTCGCCAGTATTAAATACAACCTTGGCTGTTTCGGCTGTAAGCGTGTCATTCACATCAAAATCAAGGTTGGCATCTGAAAATTTGAGTGCCCCTGATACAGCAGTAACAATGCCAGGATCATTGGAGCTACCCGCATTGAGTCTGGGATATACCTCTTCAAATATTTTATCACCTTCACGGACTCCGTAAAGAGATACATTTTGCAATAGATATTCCCCATCAGGCAGCATTAACCTGGTTGCACCGTTGCGATAGCCATAGGGTATATTTTTGTTTGCTCCGTAGGCAAAAAGGCAGGTAACCACTGGGTCAGTATCACGGTTAATCCGGCGAATCCATTTCAGGCCATTACCCATTCCGTAAGACAGCGCGATTACTTCTCCGTCAAAGCCTTTTTTACAAAGGCTGATCGTTTTGGTACTTGATATGAAATATTCGGTTTCAAATTCGGTAGCCAACCGCTGAAGTACACCAAAACAGTTTTCTCCGGAAAAATCAAGCGTCTTGAGTTCAGTATCGATTACATTGCCTACTGTCCAATCCTCGCCGTTCCTGTTAAGATTATCCACAATTAGCCGAACAAAGGTCAACGCTTTACCCGATAGTGAAAATTCAGTATTAAGTGGGATTGAAGTGTTATCAAAAAGCTTGTACCCTGTTTTTGGTAGCTCGTAATCGATTCCCTGAAATTCGCAATTATACTCTACCTCCCGGGAGGACACCTCCCTGATGACAGGTTGTGTATTGAGGGTGAAGATTTGTCCTGTCCATAAAATGTGATCGCCAATACGAAGGTCTATTGCCGCTGTAAGTCTGAAATTCAGGCGAACAATGTTATCCCCCATCAGCTTGCAGCTGTAGGCGCTGTCGTCTGAAGGATGGACCGTAGCAATAACCGTATTTAAGCGATAAATATTCATTTTATAATAAATCTAATTCATTGTGATTGCTGGTAATTTCAATATCGATACGCTTCAAATATTCCTCGAGAAGTTCCCCTACAGGAAAAATTTGCTTATCAATAATCGAGTCGTTGTTAAACGAGCTTGAGTCGTGTGTTCCAAATCCTGCAATACTGCTCGAGTTAAGTCTTTCATTACTCAAATACCAATTGATCCTATCTTTTTTAGCTTGTAACTGTTTAATTCGTCCAACAAGACTATTTGCTTTTGCTAATGTTTCAGTATCCATTTAATTGATGTTTAAACTTTATTTAAAAAGCAGGATTTGCTATCCCAAACTTGACGGTGAAACGTGCAACCACCTTATTGACTCCCTTTACTTTTGTGATCTGATCATACGCTGACACCTCCTTATAATAAACCGACAGTGTTTTTTCAAGCTCTTTCACGTATAGCGTTCTCTCACCAGCCGCCTTGAGTAAGGTGAAAAAGGCATTGTGTCTTACCCACCATTCGGTTTCATTCGAGGCAGAAAGGATAAAACTGATATCAGCGTCCTTGGCCTCAAATTTTGGAGCTGCAAGGTCTATCTCAAGACCATTCTGCTCGGGCCAGTTATTATTAAGCGATGCTTTGCGCTTTGGCGGCTGCAACAATTCGTTATAACTTTCCTTGAGCATAAACGCGCCGTAGGTTGTCCAGATATCAATCGTATCAATCTTCACTTCTCCTGTCATAGCTATTTCACTTTTATACCGTCGTTTTCAAACCTACCCAACCGGCTGTCAATATTTCCCAAAGTTTTATTCATGGCGTCGGTATTGTCAGCTGTGCGAAGCTGATACTCCAGGCTCTTTTGCATCATGGTCATACTGGTTGTATTACTTTCAATGAGCCTGGCCATGTTAATCCGGATAGCCGAAATATTACCACCAAGAGCTGAGGCTGTTTCTTCAGTAACACTCTTGATATTTGCGGTCATCCCCTTTGCCGAATTGTCGGAGCTAAACATTTCCGGGAAGGATGAGGTAAGTGCATCCCATTGGCTTTTTGCTGAGTCGGATGCTAACTGCATTGCTGTTTTTATGTCTGCAATTTCCTTTGGATTAAGGTTTCCGTCAGAAAACGCGTCAGCAATTTGTTGCTGAGCGTTTGTTAAAGTATCTCCCAGAATATTGGCTTTAAATGCTGACAATACAGCATCCCTTAGAATCTGATTGGTGTATTCCCCAAAGTCCTTAACAGAACCCTTACCATCCTGAAAAGCCTGGGCAATTGAATCCGCCAGTACATTTTGAGTCTGTCCCTGGGAATTAAAATCAAGGAGCTCCTGTTTGGCCTGTTTAATGAGTTCCTTCGTTGCCTCAATTTCCTTTTCAGCTTCAGAAATTTCATCCCTTAGCTTTCCCTTATTTGCGAATATTTGTGCCGCAAGATTCCACCATTGACTTTTGATTTTATCTAAATCGAATTGAGCTTCCGCCTTATTTTTTTCAACCGCAGCAAGCTTTTCCTGTAGGATGTCAATTTCTTTTTGCCGGGTGTTTGCCTCTCCTCCTTGCCGCGCCGCATCCTGGATTATTTTAGCTTGTTTTTCGAGCAGGGTGTTTACTTTTTCAATGCTTTTTGCACGGTCTGAAGCTCCGAAATCACCCCCTATTGTTTGAAAAATTGCCATAAGCGATATGGCCGAAGCTAATATAGCAGCAGGATCACCCTTCATTACCCCTTTAAAACTTCCGGCCAATTGGGATACATTGCCTAATATTTCTGACAACTCTTTGTTCGAGTCTTTAAAAATATCGGATAGTAAACCGGCAGCATCGGCAACCCGGTAGAATTTTTCGGCTAATTCATCTGCCTTTTTCTTTTCTTCGTCGATTAATTTTTTAATGCGCTCATTTGTTGCCACTACACTTCTCTTCGAGGTGTCGACTAAGTCCTGTGGAGACCTTTTAGTTGGTTTTGAAGTTGTAACTAATTGACCAGTTTTGGAAGACATCGAAACGTTTAGCTTTCCGTCATATTCCTGCCCGTATTTTGCCTGGAGTAATGCCAGGTCAATAATTGCGTCTCTTAATTTTTTCTCAGCCTCAAGCGCAACTAATTTCCGGGCCAAACCTTTTAGTTCCTCCCCCTGGGCGCCCTTAAGTAACTCTTGAGTGGCTTTAATGCGGTTGTCTAATTCAGCATCCTCCTTCGCCTTTTGGGCAGCTGCTATTGTATCCTGCTCAATTTTATTTTCAAGCGACTCCAAAGACCTTTTTGTAAATGCATTACCTTGCTGTTTTTGAGCCTCCAGCTCTATTTTTTTGGATATCGATTCTGCGAGAGCATCCCGAATAGGGAAAATTATTTTACTAATATTAAATGCCTTTTCCCCTGCCAGTCGCCCATCTTCACCCATTGCCTTTATTTCTTTCTGGGCCTTGTCATAAATCTCTTTAGTTTTACCTGAGGGGGCCTGCAGACTATTTCGGAGCGCTTCTTTTATCGTTTTTTTAAGTTCATTATATCGCTCACCTTCCTCAATCATATCCTTAACAGAGCGATAATTACTTATAAAGGATTCAATCTCTGAAGCGGATGTTTTTCCACCTGTGTCAGTGCTTGCCTTATCTAATAATGCTTTAACTTTCTTAGTTTGAGTTTCAATTAAATTATCATATTTCTGTTTACTTAAGGAAATCATTGACTCATAACCCAGCTTTCTTTCAGAATTGTTATCCTTACCCTTATCGTATGTTTTTTCGCGTGCTTCAGCAATTTTTTTATCAAACGCGGCAGATAATACTTTATCCTGATTCGTCAGGTTATTAACCTCTTCCATTGCATTTACAAAATCCACTGCTCCCTTTACAGCCGTAGACATTCCATCGTTAAAATTGCTCCAGTCTCCAGATGCAATAGTCTGAAAAAGATAGTGGGTTGCTGAGGTTACAGCAGTAATTGCCTGTTCGAAGGCATGAGCTGTTGCCTCTGTTGATTCAATGATTTTTTTGCCGATTTCCATTGCACCCGCTACAGATGCCAATCCGATCGCCCATTTACCCAGCGAGGCAATAAGTCCCCCTTGCGACGCAACTTCTCCTGCATTGGCCGCCATTTGCTGCCGCTGCATCCCGATCATTGTGGCCTGCTCTTCAGCCAGTGCCCTCTTTGCTCCGCGTAAGTCGCCCAATATCTCTGCCTTTTTCCCTGGGTCGGTAGCCTCTTTTGCTGCCTGGGTAAGATTTTTAATGTCGCCGGTAATCTCCCTGATCAGCTGGCGCTGCTGGGCAATTTGTTCTTTCAGATTATTGGTGCTTGCCTTAACGCCAGAGTCAAGACCTTTAACAGCAGCCATGGCCTCTTCAATGCCTTTAGCTATTGTCTCGCGTAACAGTATCTCAATTTTAACCGGCTCAAGGTTTGACATTTTTGGCTCCTATGTAATCGAGGAACTCCTCCTCGGTTGTTTTTTTCTTTATCTTCACGTATCGTGGTTGGTCAGCAAGCATCAGCTGGAGCGCCTGCCAACTCACCCCCCACATTATCTTTTTCATGCTCCAGCCGTTTGTTGCCTGGATAATTTGTAGTAAAATTCCAAAGGGGCTATGGCTACCTACATAGTGGCCGCTTGACTCCCCTTTACCTGTGGACTCAGACTCCTGGTTACATTCATTGTTCCGATCAATCTGATAGTATTGGTAAAATCCTCGACTCTGCTCAGCGTGACAAGCCTGAAGGCGGACTCAACAAGGATGATTGGCGACGCTCTCCAGAGCAAATATCTCCCGAGCAATGGGGCAAACAGTCCGCTGAACCACCCGCGAAGGAAACCATAAGCTACAATTGTCGCCACTGTTTTTCCATGTGCCTGGATAAGCAATAAATCATCCTCCAGCGTATTTTTCGCAATCGTTTTTGAGTCGACTCCTATTGATAGCCAGGCCCTGCTTACCCTCACCATTGTTCCCCAGTAAGGGCGGCGGATTGTGAGCCTGATTTGTTTTTTACCAAATAATCGAAACAACCAGGGCGCGGTCATCGGAATGCTCACGCCCTGGTCTAAGAGGATATTGGCTGCTTCGCGCTGAGCGTCCGTTGCGCTGATACTACCCATTACACTTCACGAGCGATAGTATAGGGCATATCTGTATCAAGGTCGGGCAGTTCAATGGTAATCACCACAGCAATCTGCGAGATGGCAGTACGTGAAATATCCCAGTTAAAATTAGCTGCAAGGTGCGCCTTTGGAATGGTGATTTTCAAACCACTTTCAGAGATTAGCTCTGCTGAACCATGAATATCCGCCGATTCTCTTGCAGCTGTATAGGTTTTGTTTGGTGCAACTCCGGTGGCTGCGCCGCCAAACAATTTAACCAGGATATCAGCATCAATTTCCATCAGGGTTAATTCAATTTTGGTGAGTCCCGCCTTTTCCTTTAACGATAGTGCCGGAAAGTCGGGGTTCTGGGCAGCATAAAACTGCTGAAGACTTGGAGCTTCCGATGTGAATTTCGGAGTTCCTACCAGGATTTTACCAAGGCTTTCGAGGGCCAATCCTCCGACAGCCTTCCACTTAAACGATTTTAATCCGTATTCAATAGCCATGACTATGATTTTTTAGAAGTTTTTTTAATTTTTTTTATTCCCCCGGAGAGATCTCTTAACCGGGAATGTAGTTCAGCATCGTGCTCATTAAAATGTACCATGCCATCAGGCGACTGCCAGCACTCATTCAGATGAGGGTATTTGGCGAAAAACGTCAGTGAGTCCATTGTTAGAATATTTTAGATTTAACGAGGGCAACAACAACTGCAATTACAGACAGCCCTGCAACCCCCTTCCCAATGTTTATCCACAACTTTTGCCACCAGGTTAAATAATTCACCTTTACCTCTACCGGCACCCTGATGGGGACCTCGCGGTAAACAATCGAATCTCGTACTTTCGCAAAGCTGATATCTGGAGCAGTCGTAACCTTATATTTTAACACCCCGGCATTGAATGAAAATTGGCTCTCAGTATGTTTGCTTTTTTGCTCATCGAGATTTTTCATAATTACCCGGTTCAAACTATCGCACTCAAACAGCGCAGCAATATTGGCCGAATCAGCCGGAGCTTGTACCGGCACCAGGCGCTCAACAATTTTCTCTCTGTACTGGATGGGTACAATTGCATTGTTTTGCGTCTCTTTGGTTGACCGGCAACCAATCACCAGGATAAAACTAAGCAGTACGATCGTGTATCTCATTGCGTATTTCAGTTATTGTCGATTCAAGATTGTCGGGAGTAATTTTGTCGAGTAGTTTTAATACCCTGGTAGTGGCTGTGGTCAGCTTGGCGACTTCTTTTCTTAACGCATCAATCTGTTTTGTAATCTCACAGTTATCCGCTTTGGCGGCTTCGAACTGAGCTTTAAAACATTCGGCAGTTTCTCGCCAAATCTTAACAGCCTCCTGCACATTGTCGAGTTCATTTGATTTGGCTGCTGCATTCGCCTTTTTGCGCGTTGCCTGAAGCGTAACCAGGGTGCTGATGAAGCTCAGCATTGCGCCACCTAGAAGAAACTGACCAATCTGACCCCATTCCATCACCTTATTGTATTAAGCCACTGTTCAACATCGAAAGAAGGGCACGCTTTACCTCTGTCAAGGTCTCTGTGTCCCACAATTTTTGCATTGGGGAATTTCCGGGCGAAAGCCAGCACGTATTTTTTCATTGCCTCTTTCTGCATTTGCGTGCGGGTATCCTTGGGCGAGGAGTTGTCAGAGTTCATTCCACCGGCATAGACAATATGACGGCTGACAGAATTAAACCCGGCGGCACCATTGGTGATTTCCCAGGGGTCAATAATGTCGTCTTCATTATTATCAACCATCCGCTCAACACCGCCATTGATATGGAACAAATCCGTGTACCCAATCTGGTTCCATCCCCGTCCCTGGGGAGGAGGTGCGGTGTGCCACCGGCGTATATCTTCCGAAGTCACCTCACGCCCTTCGGGGGTAGCGGTGCAGTGGATAACAAGGTATTCTATTTCACGACTCATCCTTTGTGTTTTTTAATCACCTCAGGAGCTAAAACCCCTGAGGTGGTTAATGAATATAAACTAAGCTGAAGCGTCCTGGACGATGGCCAGCAATCCCTGAACTCCGGTTCTCATCGGACGTCCACCGGCGCGAACCAGGAACGAATAAATATCACCGTAGTAGAGTGGGTCTTTAATGCTTTCAAACATTTCGGTCTGACCGAGCGCACGGCAAACACTATTCTCGTGCCATGCAATTACAGCCGAATTGTCAGCGGCAGCACCGGCAGCTGTCCATAGTTTTGGAGCAACAGCAGTGGTGTAAAGCCCCGCTTTCGAACGCATCATGATATTGAACGTGTAGAGTTTGCCCAACACACCGTTTTTAATGTCGACCAGGTTGTGAAAGGCCATGGCCTCCTGTGTTGTAAGGCTGTCCATAAGTTGGCCGTACATCTCAGCGTCAACAATCATATACCGGCCTTCCTGGGGAACATCCTTCGCATTAAATTTTCCCATCGCGGCTCTGACATCTGCCTTAGTAAACAGCTTTCGGTTACCGGTAGCATCTGTGGTGTGAGCTGCAACGGCAGCGCCTGTAGTTCTAATCGTATAGGCCAGGGCGGGCGACCAGTTAAATAGCATGTCGTTCGATACACTCTCAATCAAAATGGCCTTGTCAGTTTTAATAACAGACTCACGTTTATTATACGAAAGTTCCACCTGATCAGCATAAGGAATCTTAATTGGGTCGGTTGTAAACTCATCGAGGTTAAACGTTAAATCATTATCGGTGCGAGCTCCAACAGCAGCAGGGTAAACAGTTCTGTTTTTTGTCACACTCGACCCGGTACCCGCATTAGGAATATGAACGGTTTTTCCCGCATTGACAAACTCATCCGCATTAAACGCTTTACTTAAAAAGCTATTATCGGCGAATAGCCCCTCGACAATAGAGTTCATCCAGATTTCCTTTTGAACAGCCATACCAAATGAACCGGCAGGGGTTAGCGGCATAAGGCTCATCACCGATCCGACCCCCATCACCGCGATAGGATTAAAACCCGTGGCTACGGAAACGGCAGAGGCAACAACAACATTAAACATCAGCGCACACAGCGCAATCAAAATTTTTGGTCTCATAACAGAGTAAAATAAAAATGGTTAATAATTACACTTGTGGTTCACAGCCAAACCTTGCCTTGAACTTCTCCTTGTAGAGGTCTACATACTTGTCTTTCAACAATACCAGCTTTCCCTCTTTGTCGAGTGTATTCCAGTCCTTTTTCTGAAGGTCTGCAAGTTCAATAACACTACTGCCGCCAGCACCGGTTTCGATAAGTCCGGTAATGCTTTGTCTGGCCGGAATTGCTTCAATTGTAGATTTTGCAGCATCAAAATCTGTGTCGAAAAGCTTAATGTAGCTGTCCTTTGCGGAGGCGTTCACACGGCCCTCCTTAATAGCAGCGTCAACCAATGCTACAGCCTCAGCCCTTTGTTTGGCCTTTGCTGAAGTGTTCAGTTCATCAATGCGGCCTGATAGGGTCACATTTTCGGTTTTCAGTCGGTCACGATCACTGATGACCATCCGAATTGCGGCAATTTGCTCCTCCTGAGAAGCATTGTCCGCGAGTTGAAGGATTTTTTTAAACGGCATATTTTGAAAATTATTTGTGTCAACCAGCTTTATAACCGTGCTGGCATCGGTCAAATCAATAGTTTTCCCATCTGAATCGTAAAAGGCCAGGGCATTGTGATTGCCGCCAATGGTTACGATTGAGGCTTCACGAACTTTCCACTTCGTTACAGTAGGAAGCGTTTGGCAGGGTAGTTTTAACAAGGCATCGTCTGAAACCTCTTCGGGTGGCCAGGCTCCGATTGAAGCCATGCGTACAAAGTCGCGATCTACCTTTCCCGATACTTCCGCTCCACGCTCATCTTTCATATCAAATACCGGATCACCAAGAATCTTTCCACCCTCGATACGGATATTCTCCCACCGTCCAATTGGCAAGGACCAGTCATTGTGGTTAAGCAACATTACCGGGTTCTTTCTGAACTCGGTAAGATCAGCGCCGGAGGTGAGCATCCGGAAGCCGTAAGTATTGATTGTTTCGTCATGCAGAACAAACGATTTTTTCATTGCAGTTCGTGTCTTTTCGGCTAAATAAATACCTCCATAGATAGGTCACAAATAATTCAGGAACAGTTGGAGTGATTACTCCAACCGTTAGAATGTTTTTCTGATTTCTGGATGCCTTCAATTAGCTTCGCTGAAAACAGAAAGGTATGGCAACGAAAAAGGAGATGCAGGATAAGCGCGATCATGCGAAACTGCTGTTCATTCATGAGCAATTGAATCAAAAAGAGATTGCGGCAAGAATCAAAGTCTCAGAGGTAACCGTCTCTAAGTGGGCCAATGCCGATGCCTGGGAAAGCCATAAAGTATCCATAACCATCACAAAGGAAGAGCAGCTTAAAAACCTATACCGGCAACTGGGGGAAATGAACAAAACGATTGCCGGGCGCGACGGGCAAAAATATGCATCTGCGTCAGAGGCCGATGCAATCAGCAAACTGGCCGGAGCGATAGAAAAGATGGAGAGCGATGTTGGAATAGCCGATATCGTTTCAGTATCTAAAAAATTCCTGACCTGGCTGCGAAAGTTCGACCTTTCGAAAGCCCAGGATATCACACCGCTATTTGATGCATTTGTAAAAGATAACCTCCGGTAATATGACCAGAAAACGATTAAAATCGGATGATAAGTTTGCCCTGACCGACTGGGAAGGTTTCCGTAAGGATATGATGGAGCTCTCGCTGATTGATAACAACGAGAGCCATGCCGATCAGCTTAAAAGAGTTGCCAGGCTCGAGGCTGATACCGAAGCCTGGTTTGCCTTTTATTTCCCGACCTATTATAAATCCAAACCCGCCAAATTTCACACCAGGGCAACAAAACGTCTGTTCGAAAACCGCCGGTGGTATGAAGTCAGGGCATGGAGCCGCGAGCTTGCCAAATCGGCCCGCTCGATGATGGAGGTCGTTTACCTGGCTATGACCGGCAAAATCAAAAACGTTCTGCTGATATCCAACTCACAGGATAATGCTGAAAGGTTACTTATGCCGGTGATGATCATTTGTGAAAGCAACAAACGATTGATCAACGATTACGGGTTACAGGAAAAGCCCGGAAACTGGGAGGTAGGTGAATTTGTAACACTGTCGGGTTGCGCCTTCAGGGCGCTGGGAGCCGGGCAGTCACCGCGTGGTACCCGCAATGAAAGCTTCCGTCCTGATTTCATATGGGTTGACGATATCGACACCGATGAGGAGTGCCGCAATCCTGACCGGATCAACAAAAAATGGGACTGGATCGAACAGGCGCTTATTCCCACCGTATCGGTAAGCGGAAACTATCGCATTCTATTTAATGGCAATATCATTGCACGCGACTGTTGTATTACCAGGGCATTCAAAAAAGCGGATCATGTTGATGTGATAAACATCCGCGATAAAAACGGAAAGTCGGCGTGGCCGGAGAAGAACAGTGAACAGGATATTGATAAAATCCTATCGATGATCAGCACCGCCAGTGCGCAAAAGGAGTATTTCAATAATCCGCTCAGCGAGGGAGATGTATTTAAGGAATTAACCTGGGGAAAAGTACCACCGCTCAATAAATTTCGTTTCCTGATTGCCTATGGCGACCCGGCACCAAGCAACAGCACTAACGGGAAAGGCTCTTATAAGTCAATCTTCCTTGTGGGTAATTGCGACGGAAAATACTATGTGATCACGGGCTATCTCGACCATGTGACCAACGATGAGTACGTGAACTGGTATTTTTACCTGAAGGACTTCACCGGCGACAAGACCGTTGTTTACAACCTGATTGAAAATAATAAACTTCAGGACCCATTCTACGGACAGGTGTTTATCCCGCTGTTTGCCACAAAAGGAAAGGAGAAAGGGTTTGTGGGGATAATACCCGATACCAGGGCAAAACCCGACAAATTCAGCCGCATCGAGGGAAACCTTGAACCGTTAAACCGTCTGGGAAAATTGGTCTTTAATGAGGCCGAAAAAGCCAACCCTCACATGAAACGCCTCGAAGAACAATTCTTACTGGTAAGCGCTCAGTTGAAAGCTCCAGCCGATGGACCCGACTGTATTGAAGGAGCGGTATGGATCATCAACCAAAAGATGGCCCAGCTCGAGCCGGGAAGTTATACGATAGGTGCAAAAAAAGGCAATTCTAAACGTTTTTAAATAGTTTTTAATCATGACTAAATTTCAAATCTTATTACTCAAGTTCCGGATGCGGCCAGCCGCGCTTAACCGTGCCAAACGGAAAGCCGACATGCTGCACCGGAAGACGGGTAACCGCTTCAGGGTATTCTTCTTTGGTAAAAAATACCATGTATGGACCCGCGACGAGATACGCAGCCGTAAAAAATCAGGCCTCTTTAAATTCGACAAAAAGGCCGGGGCCGATTTTGACACAATCGCATTTTACGATACCAATAACATATCACTTACAACGCATCATTCATAATCTATCATGTATTTATCAAAATTCGAAATAGGGACACACCTGTATCTTGATAATATCGATGTTATTACAAGAGGTGATGACACCCTTGTTACAGCTGCTATTGATGCAGCGATAAGTGAGGCAAAAGGATACCTGAGCGCCTTCGACCGTGCTGCTATTTTTGCAGCTGTAGAGGCTGCCCGCAATGCGCTGTTATTGACCTTTATCAAAGATATTGCCGCCTGGCATTTACTCAACCTTTGTAATGCCGGCAGTGATATGAAATTGCGGCAGGATCGTTACGACCGGGCGGTGGAGTGGCTTAAGCAGGTTCAGAAGGGCAATGTGTCGCCGGATCTGCCGGTGATTACCCAGGCGGATGGTACAACAGCTGTTCCAGGGACAACCTATGGCAGCAATACCAGGCGCGAGCAGCATTTTTAATTATTTCCCTCTTTAATTCTTTTATTTTTTCCGATATGCCAACAAAAAAGAAAAAACAGCCGGTAAAGCAAACCGCCAGGGCAATCCCAGGCGCTCAAAAACTGGTGATGAATCAGATCATTATACGTCCTCAGACGCGTCAGAAAAGCGATATCGGCGACTGGAGAAATGGGCTTCAGGCGGCAGATATGGGACGGACAAAAAAACTGTTCGACCTTATCGAAGATCTGCTCATCGATGGTGTTCTGAGCGATGCCGTCGATAAACGGATTAGTGCCGTCACCAATTCTGAACTGACATTTCAGGACGCTGATGGTACGGAGGTCCCGGAAATCTCCCAGCTCATGGATGCTCCAGCCTGGGAAGAGCTGTTGACAGCCATTATGCAGGTGAGATTCTGGGGAAGGGCAGGTATTGAGTTCGATTTCTCAACTGGCTTCGATGCCAGGCCAATTCCGCTCAAGCACATCAACCTGGAGAGACATCAAATATTGCTCAACGAGTATGATGATTCTGGAATTCCCTATGAGGGCGACGATCACCTGCTTGTTTTAGGTAAACCCCGGGATTTTGGTCTACTGTTAAAGGCTGCGCCTTTTGCCATTTATAAGCGGGGCGCTTATGGCGACTATGCACAGTGGCTTGAGATTTTTGGAATGCCTCAGCGTGTTGGAAAATATTCATCCTATGATCCCGAAAGCCGGAAATTACTGGAGGAGGCATTTGAGCGCTCAGGCTCGGCTCCGTGGTTGGTGATACCGAAGGAGAGCGATGTTGAAACGACTGCCGTAACTGGTAAGGGAGGCGGAACCTCTCCGTACGACGAGTTCCGTAAGGCCTGTAATGAGGAAATGCTAATCACTATCCTGGGACAGACCATGACAACCGTACAGGGTGACAAGGGAGCCCGCTCACTGGGCGAAGTACACAAGGAGGTTGAAGAGGGTAAGAACCGGGCTGACATGCGTTTTGTGCAGCGGGTATTGAATCACTTTGTTCTGCCAATGCTCGAAAAAAGAGGATTCCCGGTCGCAGGTGGTAAGTTTATATTTCCTAAAGCAGCTGAAGTATTATCCGTAACCGACATGGTACAACTTGCAGGAATAATGGATATCCCGGTAAGCTATCTTCACGATAAATACAGCATACCCGTTCCCACCGGTGGCGAGGCAGTTGCGGGTGCAAATAAAGCAGCTGCTCCCGGAGCGGATAACCCGGCAAACCCTGATGATCCGAAACCTGACGACCCGCTTCCGGATAAGATAGAAAAGGTCAAATCGAAGAACATAAAAAACTCGGACGAGGGATTTTTCAGGAGGATGCAGGATTTTTTCGTCAACGCCCCGGCAGTGATGACCGGGGCTATCAGAACCCTTTTTTTAAGTGATTCGGGGAATAATGTCAGCCAGTTAATCGATGTTTCAACATTATTTAACCGGGCTGTAAAAGACATCTACAGGCACAAGGGAAGTACCGGTAACGGGGCTGGGATTAACGAACACTTATTCGCAATCACCGACAATGTTCTTCAGCAGGCTGTGGGAAAAACTTTCGGCAGTGCCGGAGCCGAATGGAACCGCACGAACTCCGGCTTTGTGAATCAGTTTAAAGAGAACACCGCTGTGTTTTCGGCTTTTAAAAACCATCAGCAAACCGATGAAATTGTCAAGCAGCTCTATCGTGAGGATGGATCAATCCGGAGCTTTTCAGAGTTTAAAAAAGAAGCGCTAAAAATCAGCGAGGGTTATAATAAAAAATACCTCCAAACCGAATACAACACAGCTGTAAGAGCCGCGCGTATGGCAGTCAACTGGAAAAAGTTTCAGGAGACCAGGCATTTGTACCCCAACCTTGAATATATGCCCAGCCGGGCTGCTAATCCGCGCGATTCGCATAAGGAGTACTGGAATAAGGTTTGGGCAATGGATGACCCCATATGGAACAGCATTATGCCACCATCCGACTGGAACTGCCTGTGCGGGGTCAGGGCAGTCGACACCCCGGTAACCGTTCTTCCATACGACTGGAACCCACCTGCCACCGACCCGGTATTTAGGAATAATCCTGGCGTTTCGGCCAGTATAGTTAACACTGAGGCTACCGATTATTACAAGGGTGTACCGGAGCGGCTTCGCACAGGTGTCGAACAATTTGCACGATCTGTCGTAGAGACAAGGCATGCCTTGTCTCTACCAGAGCGATATGTTGGCAAATCAGGGGGGTATGTTGATATCGTCAAACAAAATCCCAATGAGGCGACGAAGAACATAGCGACCTATAAGACGCTGGCCGATAATGGCGGAAAATACACCCTTTTAGAGCCAACATCCACAGGGAAAAGCCCGGATGCATTAAACGAATTGACAGGCATGTTCTCTGATGCAAAACACCCACACACCAATAATGGTAAAAACGCGATGCAAAATTCAATTAAAGATGCAAGTAAACAGAAGGTTGGTGAGGTTGTAATCAATTTGGCAGAGTCGTATACTTCGAACGAGATCTTTGCCGGATTACTTACGGCGTTCCAGGGAAACCGGGCGCAGACTATTGAAACGGTAATATTAGTGAGGGAGGGTAAAAAGCCGTTAAGCTTTAAGGTTGCAAATATACGCGAGTACCTTAAAAAACGAATGGCAACTAAAAAATAGCTGCCATCCGGGGGGGCGCGATCCGCTGCATAACAGCGATATCTCACCAGGCACAAATATAATATCTTTTTAACCGAAATGCAAATAAAATGACACTCGAAGGTTTGGAACGATATCTCGAAAACCTGCAACAGAACATTGAGCAGGGAATTGCAGCCGATCTGCCCGATATTGTTGGCCGCGAGGCGGTCAATCATTTTCAGGAAGGTTTCCAGAAAGAGGGCTTTACTGATCAAGGGTTCGTAAAATGGCAGGAGGTAAAACGCAGGCAGGGAAAGGCAAAAGGGGCTGATGCCATGCGCAAGATCCTCACCGGACGAACAGGGGCATTACACGACAGCATCTCGTATGTGATCGAACCCGGCAAGGTGGTGATATCGGCCAACCCGATGAATACCGGCGCAGGCACAAACTATGCTGTAGTGCATAATTTTGGGGCCAATAACGCCGGACGTGCAGGTAATACCGTCATTCCCCAACGACAATTCATTGGCAACAGCGAAGCAATGAACCAACGCATTGTCGAAAAAATAGAGCGTTGGTTAAGCGAAAAATTAAACCGATAATCCTAAAATTCTTTAATTCTTTAATCTTAATTCAGACAATGGACAAACAAATTTACCTCACAATTTCTGCCCGTCTAAATACCGAGGTTGCAGATCTTAAATGGATCGATTACGACTGGGGACAACTCAATGATGAACGTCCGGCCATTGCATACCCATGCGCATTGATAGATATTGCCTGGTCTGATTGCAAAAACCTTGCTGAAGGGATTGGGGCCTTAGAGCAAATGGTGACCGTTGTAATAACGGTTAAACTCGCCTTTCAGCCGTTGGGTGAAAGCCAGGTAACAGCTCCCGACGAAGCCCGCGCAAATGCCCTTAAACCGCTTGACACTATTGCCTCACTTCACTCTGCTTTGCAGGGTTGGAATGGCGGGGGTATAATGGCCGGATTGGCCCGGCGCCGGGGTGCAGCAATCCCCAGGCGCGACAGGCTCAAGGTTTACAACCTGATTTACGAAACAAGGGTGATTAACATACCCGACTAAACGCAGAAAACCCGTCAGGTTTCAAAAACCTGACGGGTTTAACTACCAACAGTCTAAAAATGTACAACATAATCGACGAGACCCGGTATATCAATTCTCAGGATTAACGAAAAATGCGACTTTATAGTCGCATTTCTTTTAAAAGGGAGGTGTTGTAGTAACCATTGTTTTATCCGTAAGTTCAATTCTATTAATTGTTTGCGGTTTTATTGCAAATTTTATTATAGTATATTTTCGATTGTTAGACGGAAGAGAATAAGCAGGCGACTTGGGAGACGCTACTTTAAAGGAAACTACTAATTTTACAATGTTATCTGTCAGCTCTTTTGGTGCAGTTGAACAGCCTCCTGGAGAGACATCTCCGCAGATGTCTTCTCTAACAACATCCCCCTTATCATCATAGCAAAAAATTATGGTTTCCCAAATTGTACCATTAATGTAATCTAAAGATGATCCCAGTATAGATGTGGAATTTGTCAGAACATAAGTAGTTGGGGCTGGAGGTTCATCTTTTTTACATGTCAATAGAGAAACCGAAATAAGTGCAATAAACAGTAATTTTTTCATTTTGATTGGATTTAAATTATTCGTTAAAAGTAATAATTATTGTTTAGTTACGGGGCAGACTTATCGCTTTACCTTTCTTTCCCTCCAATAGGCTTCAGCTGCCGATCGCTCAGCCAGCCGGATAATATTTATGCCTAAGTCGTTTGTCTGGCTCCGGTAACCGTTCAGAACCGCGCTGACCAAACCGCGGGAGCACCCGCATATCCTTGCAATATATTTCTGCGTTCCGTGGGGCATACTGTTGATCAGGTCGAGGCGGCGCGATCGGGGGATTTGTAGTTTCATTAAAATAGTGTTAATTGTTTACTTCTTTTTTCGCATTCCTTCTCATAATCCTTGAGCTTTGTTTTAGCGTTAATGCTCAGGTAATTGTAGTAAGTACTGATACTAATCACAAACCTGGGGAAAATAACATGTTCGTAAACCCACACTTGAGTGACTCCTCTTGAGGTATGCTCAAGTGTGAGGTTTTGAATCTCAACAATTCTTTTTAATATGTTACGTTGGTTATAGGCCATTTGCAAACTTTAAATTATCTTTACCAGGTCGAGAAGTAAAGGGGTTTCTGTTTGCGCAGAGCCTCTTTTTTTATTACCGGAACAGGACGTTATCTTCTTCCGTAAAGTATAGGCAATCATTTCCGCAATCAGGCTCGTTCGTCGCATCCATATCCTCCGCTAAACGGGCAAAATAGACCATTCCCCAAAATATGATTATAATTATCACGATCAGGACTATTGCACCAATAATTGCAACTACAGTAAAGGGAGTAATTTCAGGTGTATTCATAAGGTTTTGATTTAAGTTCAGTTTACAGTGATGAAAAATAGAGCCTTGGTATTTTTAGCCATCCGGCAATCGTATATTCAACCAACCCTCCTGCCGTAGTATTAACGTCATCAATTGCCGTAATGTAATCGCACGATAGCATTAGGGGGATGCAGATCCGCATAGCAGTAACCCAATCGCTCCCCTGGGGAACATGGTCAACGGGAGAAACCGGATAGTGTCCCGATTCGCGAATTATGGATTTCGCCTTCTCGTACTTTTCCATCACCTCCGATATAGGCAGCCCGGTCACCTTTGCGATAATATATACCCGCTTTTTCATGCTGCTTTTAAATATTCGTTCAAGACGAAAGTGAATGTGCCGTTGTGCTGCTTTATCCATTCGATTCCGGAATTAGCAAGGCCTGAGCGTCGAGAATTTCATAGATAATTACATGTTTTGGCTTGTTAAGCGTATCGACCTTAAACCAAAGTGCGATATTGTAGATATCGGCGAGCTCCATTTTTTGAAGCTCAAGTACATCGTAGTAAAGTTTTTCTGTTGCCATTAGAATAGTGATTTTTGTGCGTTTTTTTCTTGTTCTGCTTCCTTGAGGTGTTGGTCAATCAGTTTTTCAACCGACTTGCACCGCTGTAGTACGAGACTGTCGCGGTGCTTGAAGTATTCCTTCTGGAGGCTGCGCATCGTCTGCACAGCCTCCCTGAATTGTTTGGCATCCATGGGTTATTTCGCCTTTGATGTAATAATCAAAAAATAAGTCGTTCCATTCACAGATATCGGCTCCTTCGATATTTTGAGCGAAGCGCTTTTAAATTCTCCTACTGCGTCTAACAGGTTTTTTGCAATCTTCGAGCAGTTAAACATTGCACCAATCGGAGCCGTTTTATACCTAATCTTAAAGGCCGGTTCATATGATGTAGTGATACAGACGTACCAATCGCGCGGTGAATCTTCATCATTCGATACCACCGCTGCACTATTATTACCAATACCCATCAGGTCAATAGCACCCTTACTAAAGCTAATGGTTCCGCTTTTTCTTACAACCCTGATATATGGCGCACCAACAACTATGTTCTTACTATTCTCCGCGTTATATTCCTTTAATTTCATAACCTGTGTGTTAATTATTTGAATACTTTAAAATTCGGTTCGTAACCTTCCGGAAACGGTGCTGAAGTGATAGAGAGCGCAACGGATTGCTTAGCTCCCTGAGGTGTCTTTGTATCAGCCTCGACAAAGATGACTGAGCGGGCAGGCCTATAAGACTGGAGAACGATTTCAACCCCCTTGGTTAATTGTTCATTACTAATTTTTTCGGCCAGGTTACGAAGGTCCAGTATCCTATTCGGCTTTAGGTTGCCTTTTGCATCCTTCTTAAGCAGACGGTTGATCATCTCAACCAGGTTAGCGCTGTTGTCATCCACCGCCAGCGTGCCAATGTACTCGCTGATGAGCGCGATACCCATATCCAGCGTATCATCAAATTTGTCTATCTGCCGCCATCCGATGGTGATGCTCCGGCCATTGTCATCGGTAAAGGTATGGCTCATTTGGCCGCTCTTTGCACCGTATAACTCCTGTTTGAGTTCGATAATCGCTGCAAACTGACGGTAGATATCGGCCTTAGCCAGACTAAACATACTACTCAGCTGCTCGAGCTTGATAAACTGCTCGGCTACGGTAGTATTCACGATTGTTTTGTAGTTCTCGCGTTCGGCTTTTTCGCGGTTCTTTTTCTCCGCATTCTCATGCTTCAGCTGATCCATTAGTTCGGCTTTTTGTTCGGGGGTGAGCTGTTTAAGATCGATTGTTTTGTTCATTTTAAAAATTGTTTAAATGCTGATTAATTAATATGTTATAGATATAATATCCATGAGTAGGCGGTCGGGGTCGCCACTTGTGTTTTTGTGCCAAATCTGTAATTTCTCGCCGTCAGGGATTGCGGAATAACTCTCTTTAAACTTTTCTCCAAGCCCAACTTCACGCTCAAGGTCATGTTTAAATCTAGATTTAAATTGCTCAAGTGTATCGCACTTACAGATAACCTTGAAGACGATTGAGCGTACCTTGCGGTCGAACAACGTGGGACTATTTGATTTCAGGATTGAATTCAGCATGTTACCTCGATTTAGATAATTCCGGAAGAGTTGGAAAACTACCGTAAAGCCATTCTCCCCTGAGTCGACTAGCTGTAACTTCAATATGGTGATTAATAATATTTAGCTTTCTGAATTCATCATCACTAAATTTCACCATCAGCTTATCCGTCAATTCCTCTTGTACCATAAATAGCTGCTCCAGCTTCTCTTTCATCTCCCTTCTGATTTCGGTCTTCATGGCACCGTTAAACCTGTCGCGCGAGCAAATGTTTCCCATTAGTCCTGTATGTTATGTGCACAACACTCCAATAGTTCCTTTAGCCTTCTATCTCTTGCCGCTTTGGATTCAAACTTCTCCATAGTGGCCCACTCGTGCCGCTCATTTGATTTGTACTTTATCCGTGGTGAAGGCTGGTCATCGGGACGAAGTATTAAAAAACCCGCCTCTATAACCTTTAATTGTGATTTTGCATCCATGATTTATTGCTGGTTAATTTTTGAAAGATGTGGCATAATTGTAATTGTGATATTCCTGGTTACTTTCACCATGCCTGAGCCGGTGCAGGTCGGACAGTTGATATAATGTCCGATTTCGTAGTCGGATGACCCGTGTCGGGCGGGTTCGGTCTGTTTCCAAACCTTACCCTCGCCCGTACACTCGCCACAGACCTGCACCTCTGATTTATTGTATTTCTTCGTCGTCATCGTCTTCCGGATTTTCCTCTGATAAAAACTCCTCAAGGGGCTTCAGATTCTTTGGTAATCTTTTATCAGATTCACTGTATGGAAATACGTCGAGTATGTTGCTCTCCGCAATAGAGGTGTTTTCAAAGTCGGCCATCATACCTTGCATGGCTTCAATGATTTGGTCGTATGCCTCTTTCAGGCTGGTTGAAAAGACAAGAATAAGCTGCGATATCCGCTTTTCCTTACCACTTTCCTCGTCAACTGTGATGAAGGTAACCTTCGCCTTATACCAACGATCGCCATTTTCTGAAGGGATAATCTCTGAAATTTTTGTTTTTGCAATACTGGACACAATGAACTCACCGCTCACCCGAGTCTGGAGCTCTCTGTAAATCAGCTCTTCAGCCTCTGAAAAGCTGATTGCATCAAGTAAATAAGTCTCGCTTACTTTTCTTTCCCTGCCGTTTTCGTCAACCTTGACGTACTTTGCTTTAATTTCAAACCAGGTATTCATTTAATTTTAGTTTTAATTTCTGGCTTATGCCATTGAACCGGAGGGGGAGTCGAACCCCCGGAGCCGTTTCCGGTTAGTTTAAATAGGTTAATGTTTCAAGCTCCTCTTTAGTAATGCCATCTACCGCTTTAAAATCCTTTTGTTTTTGACGAAATAGATAGTAGACATTCACCAGGCGTTCTTTGGGGATCTCGTTGAATGAAAC